CTTTACACCATGCTCCGTTGGGGAACTTGGCGGTGTCTCCGTACGCATCGGGGCCAACTTTTAAAACAAACAACACGGTGGTAGCGTGTTCTTCTTGGCGCATAAACTCAACTGGTTTATACAGGCTTGATCCTGCAATCTTTTCGTCAACATCTGGCACAGCGCAAAGAATCTTCCAACCCGTGGGGATAGGAAGTTGCGTGGCTTTTTGCTCATCGCTAGAGTCAGGTTCAGGTGCATCCAAAGCTTGGATGGGGTCAGGCAGTGCAAAAGCACCGGGGGAAAGATCAATGTCACTCATCTGATTCTTCAACTTTCTGTGCAAGGTCAAGTAGATAACGCTCTGCGAGGGCTAGACCCTGAATAATCCCGCAGAGTTTTTGGTACTCTTCAAAAGTACGGCACGAACCACCAGCCAAGTCATCGGCATAGTTGTTCATGTCAGTGCGTATTTTTTCACGTAATACGCGTACGAAGTCTTGGATCATTTTCTAGAACCTTGGTTCCTACTATTTGAGAGCGCAGCAGTACGCGCTTGTAAATCCATCTGGGCTTTACTCTTTGCGATGTCAGCGCCCATTTGGAGGCCGGCACGTTCTTGTTCAAACTGTTGCTTGAATTCGCTCTCTTTGATTTGCGCACCTGTGCGAAGAGCTTCCAACTCCAGCTTGCCGCTGACTTCTTGCTCTTTCAAAGCCTGTGAGTCGGCCTTGGCAGCAGCGTCCATCATGATCTTTTGTTTCTTCAACTCTAGCTCTTGGCCTTTGAGTTGGAGTTCCTGCATCTGCAACTGCAACACGGGGTCTTGCATCTGTTGCTGTGCCTGCATCTGAGCCGCTTTGGCTTGGTTCTGCATCAACACCTGTTGAGCCGCTTGAGCCATCATGCCTGACAGGGCAATCTCGATCTGCGGTGGCAACTTCTCGTCTTCGGGAGGCAGAGGCATACCCAACTGCTGCTCGATCTGCTGGCGCATCTGGTAACCAACGTGCTCTGCAATGTGCGCGGTAATCGCACCCATGATCTTGGGAGCCTGTGGGTTCTGGCCAATGAACTGCTGCATCATCGGGTCTTGTAGCAGCATCATGTGCACCTGCATGTGAGCGGCGTGATCCTGATGCAAGAACGCTTTGAGCGGTTTGCCTTTGAGTGCGTTCTGGTTCTCTTGCACTGGGTCAATCGGTTTCTGATCGTCCTCAATTGGCACAAGCTTCTCAGCGTTCTTGATGCCTAAGACGTTCAGCATGCCGCGATGCAGTTCTGGCAAGTTGTAGATGTCCGGAGCCATCTGCGCCATCTGAATGACGGCTTGGTACTGGATAACGCGCTGAGACATGGTCGCAGCGTTGGGGTCTGACACGGGGATGATGTCCACCAAGTCATAGTCGGCTTTCTTAGCTTTGCGAGTGCCGTACTCGGGTGTGTATGTGTAGTCTGGATCCGTGTAGTCGCGGATGATGTTCTTCAAGAGTTTGAACTCTTGCTTCAGGGCGAAGTGCACACGCGCCTGAACAGCCGTCATTACTTTCAGTTGTCTTTCTAACAACGCAAGCGTCGTACCCACTGGGGCCTGCGCAGACATGTCAGACACCTTCATGTCAGCAGTCGCGGCAAAACGCCTGCCTTCATCAACGATGGTCTGCATCAAGTTAAACAGCGTAGCGCTTGGCTCCTTGTACGGGAGCGGCAAGATGTTGTCGCGGATTGTGCCCGAGCCAACGTCTACGTCTCGGAACTCTCCGGGTGCAATGGGCGTGTCGTCACCCTTGATGCGCAGGCCCCGTGTCTTGAGTCCACCGGGCAAGTTGCTAAGCGTTCCTGCATCGACAAGCTGACGCATGAGGGATGTAGCGGATTTAGCAAAGCCCCCGATAAGGTGGAAAAGCCCGAAGCCGTAAGCTCCAAAACCCGGAATATATTGGTAATGCACAAAGTGCTGGCGCTTGAGTCTGAGGTCATCGTCTTCGTTCCAGTTGCGGCGAATTGACAGGATGTCGTTAGAGCCTTTAATCAACGTGACAACGTACGGCAACATAATGCCGGTCTCTTCGCCTGAGTCATCTTTGTCTTCGTAACCTTCAAGGTTCAAATCTACATGGCACTCATACAGGGTGTAGCGGTCGTCGTTCAAGTCGCTAAAGCCGGTCTCTTTGTCCTTGGCTTTCTGAATGTCTGTCAACTCTTTTGGTGAGTCAGGCAACTCAATGTCAAGGTAGAAACCCGCCTGCTGGAGCTTGACGATCTCGTTCTTGGTCTTGCGCATGACGTGCGTGATGCGGTAGCAAGTGTCTAAGTCCGTTGTACCGTATGGCAGATACATATCTTCCGCAGGAATAAACATCGACACCTGACGTCCCAAATTGGGATCGTAGTACACCTTCTTAAACGCTGAGCCTGTGGCTGGCAGTGACCAGAGCATGCGCTCGTGTTCAGCGCGGTACTCCGTCATGACTTCCGTCAACTCGTAGTTCATGTCGTCTTCGACATTGATCGCAATCTCTTTCATCTCTGGCGTTTCTTTGCCGATGAGTTTGCTACGCACAGGCCCTTGGGCTGGGAACGTCTCAGTAATTGTCTCTGCTTGGAAGCGCACAACAGCTTCGGTAATCATGGGGTGGAACACACCGCATGCGCCGTTCCAAGGTTCTGTGCGCTCCTCGATCTGCAAGCCCAAAAGTTTGAGACCATCAACGTACGTCTTCTCCCAATCCTTGCGGCCATTCTTGTCGTTGTCAATGTCAGACACCAAGTCACCTGCAAGCGACTGCAACGCACCGTCTTTTATGTACTCAGCCAAGTTATCACTGAAGCCTTCTTCGCCGTCATCTTCTCCGGGCGTGATAGTGATCTCCACGCCATCCATACCAATGGTGACTTCTTCGGGATCAACGATCTCGATCTCAAGGGGGGACTCTTGCTCACCCAGCGCGTCAATGCCTACGGGTTGTTGGTACAGCGCTTTGTCGATGTTCGTTGCCATGTGTGTTCCTAGTAGTATTCGTATTTTTTACGGTGAAAGAGAGTGAGGTCATCTTTCTCGTCCGTATCTAAACTGATAAAGCCGCCTTGCCTAAAGCGTAGCAGCGCCTGTGTTGTCGTATCCACGTAGTCGTCGTGCTCCCCAACTGGGAACGCGGCCATCTCTTCAATCACTTCCCGTGCCCAGCGTGTGTCGGGTGCCCAGACTTTACCTGAACTGAACAAATCTGCAACCGCGTTGACGCGCACCATCTTATCGTTGCCACGGGACGGGCTGAACTCTTGCACAGGTATGCCCAACGCCCTGAGTTCTTGGATCAGCGGCGCACCAGCGGCCTTCTTCTCCACAATGAACGCGTCAGGCTCCCACTCTTTGTAGTTTTTAAGCGCCACCACCTTAAGTTCAGGGAAAGCCATGCGATCTTTAAACGCATCCAGAAGGATAAGTTGGGGGGAGTCATTTTCTTCCTCGTTGTAGAAGATGCCCCACGTTGTACACGCGGAATAGTCGGAGTTATTCTTGGTCTCAAACGCCGTATCCCATGACTGGATGATGTATTCACACCTTGGTGGGTCATCTGGCTCCCAAATACGCCACATCTTGCGGCTCACGATGGCCGAGTTCTCGGATGTGGGCTGCTGCATGTACTGCGCGTTCCAATAACGCGGGTCAATGCTGGCTTTTGTCGATTTCAGCGCTTCCAGCGACCACTGCTCTGGCCACAGGGACTTTTCGTCGTCCTCGTCCTCGTTCAGGATGGCCGGCAACTCCACAATCTCCCATGGAATTGCTTCTGGGTTCTTGGTTTGGTAGTCAATCAGGCGCCCAGTCAGGTCTAACAGCGACCAACGGGTCATCACAATGATAATCCCGCCACCCGGCATCAAACGCTGCAGTGGGCCGGTCTGGAACCAAGACCAAGCTGTATCAAAGGCGAGTCTAGAGTTAGACTTTACGTCCTGTTCCGAGTGAGGATCGTCAATAACGAACAGATCAGCACCACGACCAGCAAGAGCGCCCCCGACACCAGCAGCATAGTACTGACCGCCAGCGCTTGTAGACCACTTACCGGCAGCTTTTTGATCGTCTGCCACCATAGTGTTGGGGAAAACTTCTCTGTATTCATCTGAATCGATCAAGTTACGTATGCGCCGCCCGAAATCTTCCGACAAACCCGCAGTGTGCGTGCCCATAATGATCTTCTTCTCGGGATATTTACCCAAAAAGTACGCAGGGAACAGGTAAGAGGAGAACTCAGACTTGCCCATACGAGGCGCGATGTTGATAATCACGCGCTTTTTGCGTCCTTCGACCACGTCTGTGAAGATTTTGGCTAGTTTCTTGTGGTGTGGGCCAATCTTAAAGCCCGGATACACCGCTTGGGCAAAGCCCAGCATGTTTGTTTTAGCCGCCTGCAGTCTGGCGCGGGACTCACGAAGCTCTAAATCTTCAAAAAGCTCCATCTTTTCTTCGACGCTCATGTGCGGCAAAGCCTTGGCCATAGCTTCTAGCTCTAGACGGCTTAATGTTGTGAAGTTTTCAGGCTTCATCTTTGTCTTCTACGACGTCCACAACGTCGATGACGCCCATGAACCTGTTGAGCTTTTCTTTGATGCGTGACTCAAGCTCAACGTCTGACATCTGGGCTTTCTTAATTTCAACCCGTTCGGTGAACAGCGCTACTTCCGTGACTTTACCCAGCATGTCCAAGGCTTTGAGCCTGATGCGTGCGTCTGGGTGGTCGACTTCTTTTAGGATCTGCGCCACTGCGTAGCCCCGCAGTTCTTTGGCCTGCTCGACAAACGCCCAATCGTAGGCTGTCAACATTCCCACTAGGTGCTGCACGGCGGCTGGCGCCTTTATATTTGCCAGCGCTTGTTGCGTATTTCCAACAGGCTGGCCTGTGACCAGAGAAGCAAATGATTTGCGTGCGGCTTCTGCGTCAGCCTTGGTCTCAATCTCTTCGTCGTCAAGTTCCAAATCCTTGAGCCACTGCGCTGTTTTGACTTTGGCGTCGATGGTTGTAGGTGGATCTGCCTTTTCAAAAGACAGCACTTCCGCAGTGGCGTCTACCACCTCTGGATGAAACTCGCCGTTAATCAAATGTTCTAGCATTGCGTAGGGTTAGTGCTGGCGTCGCACTTGTTGCCTCGTTGCAGTTAGTGTACACTTCTTTGCGGCAGTGGTGCAAGTTTTTCTTGTTCATTGCTTCTCCTTGATGGATTGTTGCCATCTTTGCCCCACCTAGTTGACGCTGGTGGGGCTTTTTTTATTTGGTATTGTCCAACGTTTGACATGGTACCTTGGAAATTTTTATAATTTTTAGGGGGGTGGGGTGTGTGCGGTCAGGAATTTTGAAAATTGGGATTGCGGTTATGGAACAGTGTTTATGTCCTGTCCATCGGCATGCCCCAAAACGGGCTGGTGGGGGTAGGGTGGGGTCAACGCCACAGCCAACTCTGCAGACTTTAGGCAAGTTTATTTTCCCCCATACTTTGTAAACTAGAGTTGTCAATGAGGGAGA